AAAGACCGCCCGGGCCAGGTGCGCGGTGTGCCATGGCTGGCGCCCGTAGTGGTCACACTGCGCGATCTCGATGAGTACGAAGAAGCCGAGCTGGTCCGCAAGAAGATCGAAGCCTGCTTCGCAGCGTTCGTCACCCAGCCGCAGGGCCCGGATGGGCCGCCGATCGCTCCGGCCGTGCCGGACCCGGCCACGGGCAAGCGCGTCGAGAGCTTCGAGCCCGGCATGATCGAGTACCTGAAGCCGGGCGAGGAGATCACCTTCGCCTCGCCGTCGGCATCAGCGGGTTATCGGGATTACGTCGCGGCCAAGCAGGCTCAAATTGCCACGGGCTTGCAGCTGACCTACGAGCAGTTGACCGGGGATCTCTCGCGCGTGAACTACTCAAGCTACCGCGCCGGGCTCCTGAGTTTCCGCAACGGCATCGAGGGCTTTCGCTGGCTGACCTTCATCCCGATGCTGTGCACGCCGGTCTGGGAGCGGTTTCTCACGGTGGCCTACGCCGCTGGTGCCATCCCGGAGCCAGGGCCGTTTCGCGCCGAGTGGACGCCGCCCGGTTTCGGCAGCGTCGATCCGTACAAGGACTCGGTTGCCACGCTCAACCGCCTGCGCACGGGCACGCTCACGCTGCGGCAGGCGATCGCCGAGCAAGGCTATGACCCTGATGCGCAACTGGAACAGATCGCCGAAATCAACCGGATGCTCGACGAGCGCGGCATCGTGCTCGACTGCGACCCGCGGCGCGTGACGCAGAGCGGCGCCCAACAAAAACTGCCAGTCGCTGAACTTAAGCGTGAGTTGCGCGAGATTTCACAACTGCTTGCTGACGAGGAACCTCAAAATGACCCCAACGAGAGAACGGCTGGAAGCCCAGTTTGAGGCGCTGGCTCCAGCCGACCGCGACGACCGCACCGCAACGCTCACCTGGTACACGGGCGCATCTGTCCGCCGCTATGACGCGCGAGGACCCTTCGAGATGCGCTTCTCGATGGAGCCGGGCGCGATTCGAATGGGGCGCCTGGCGAGCGGCGCGGCGCCGCTGCTCAACGGGCATCGTGACTTCACTGTTGATGACGTCATCGGCGTCATCGACCGGGCGTGGGTCGAGAACGGACAGGGCAAAGCGACGGTGCGGTTCTCGAAGCGCGCCGACGTCGACCCGGTCTGGCAGGACGTCCAGGACGGCATTCTGCGCAACGCCTCGATGGGCGTGGCGATTCACGCGATCGAAGATGTGACGCCGCAAGGTGCGGCGCTGCGCCAGGTGCTGGTGACCGATTGGGAGCCCGAGGAAGTCTCGCTCGTGCCCATCGGCGCCGATCCGGGCGCGGGATTCAAGTTCGAACGGGCAACTGGCCCACAGGAGCAGAAGATGGACGAAACCATCGTTACCGCCACGGGCGAAGAGACCCGCGACGAACTGAAGATCAACCTGGATGCCGAGCGCCAGGCCGCCGTACTGGCCGAACGCGCGCGCATCCGGGAAATCGAGAAGGTCGGCCGCACGCTCGGTCTCGATGCGCACTTGGTCGCTCAGCATGTCGAAGCAGGCACCTCGATTGAGGAGTTTCGCAAGCTGGCGCTTGACGATACGGCACGCCGCTTGGCCGAACCCGAAATCCGCAGCGCGGCTGCGGTGGTCACGCGCGATCACACCGAGACCCGCCGCGCCGGGATCACGGCGGCGCTGTTGCACCGGTACGATCCGGCGGTCTTCCCCTTGAAGGACGACCTCGGGCGCGACTGGGCCGGACAGACGCTGCTCGATCTGGCGAAGGAGTGCCTCGAGACCGCTGGCACGCGCACCAAGCGGCTGCCACGCCACGAGATCGCCAAGCTCGCCCTGTCGACCTCCGACTTCCCTTCGATCCTCGCCGACGTCGCCAACAAGACCCTGCGGCAGGCCTATGAGGCCTACCCGCGCACGTTCCTGCCGTTCTCGCGGCGACGTTCGGCGGTCGACTTCAAGAACATCAACGCAGTACAGCTGGGCGAAGCGCCGAGCTTGATGAAGGTCAACGAGAAGGGCGAGTTCACCCATGGGTCGATCGCGGAATCGAAGGAGACCTACAAGCTGGCCACCTATGGCCGCATCGTCTCGATCACCCGCCAAACGATCATCAACGACGATCTGAGCGCCTTCACCCGCATCCCCGCAGGGTTCGGCGTGGCGGCGGCGACGCTTGAAAGCGATACCGTCTGGGGCATCATCACCTCGAACCCGGCGATGGGCGACGGCGTGGCGCTGTTCCACTCGAACCACGCGAACCTCAACACGGGCGCGGGCAGCGCGCTGGCCTTGACGGGCCTGGGCGCCGGCATGGCGGCGATGGCCAAGCAGAAGGGCCTCGACGGCGTCACCGTGCTGAACGTGCAGCCGCGCTATCTGGTGGTGCCGGTGGCGCTGCAACTGGCGGCATTCCAGATGATCGCGCCGAACTTGGCGCCTGCGAAATCGGCAGACTTGGTGCCCGACTACATCCGGGCCTTGACGCCGATCGCCGAACCGCGCCTGGACGCGGCGAGCACCACGGCCTGGTATCTGTTCGCCTCGCCGGATCAGATCGACACCATCGAATACGCCTACCTCGAAGGCCAGGACGGGAGTCTACATCGAGACCCGCCAGGGCTTCGATGTGGATGGCGTCGAGATCAAAGCGCGACTCGATTTCGGGGCCAAGGCGATCGACTGGCGCGGGCTCCAGAAGAACTTGGGCAGTTGACAGGAGGCTTGAGCGATGAAGAACTACATTCAACTCGGAGAAACGCTGACGCTCACCGCGCCCTACGCGGTGAGCTCTGGCGGCGGCGCGCTGGTCGGCTCCATCTTCGGCGTCGCCGCGACCGACGTCGCCAGCGGCGAAGAAGGTGAGTTCCAGGTGGCGGGCGTCTTCGATCTGACCCGAGAGGCCGGCGGGAGCACCGGCTGGTCGCAGGGCACACTGATCTACTGGAACAACACGACGAAGGTGATCACCAAGACCGCGACCAGCAACAAACTGATCGGAGTGGCGGTGCGGGCCGCAGCCGACGGCGACGCCACGGGCCGCGTGCGTCTGAACGGGGCGTTCATTTCCTGATGACGTTCGCGGATCCGGTGAGTCGCGTAAACGAGGCCTGCCTGCGGGTCTTCGGGCTGGAGGTTTTGTACCTTTCCGAGGCCGGCGGGCAGGCCGCCGTCCGAGCGGTGTTTCAGCCGGCGCGCGAGGCCGAAGATGCTTCGCCCGGCGTCTATGCCGTGTTGTTCATCCTGCTCGCAGACATGCCTGCGGCGCCGCTGCGGGGCGACGAGGTGGAAATCGACGGTACTCGCTACAAGGTCTTCGATATCGAGGCCGACTCAGAGGGCGCCGCCGTGCTCCGACTGCGTAAAGCCGACTGACTTCCGGAAAATCTTCCGGAAGTCGGACTTCCGCCAAATCTGGCGGAGGTTGGCGACTTGTGGGCAATTGCGCACAAGTTCTCTTGAAGGCGATTCATGCCCAGCGTCCGGGTCTACCAGAAGAAGCAACTGCGGCTCGACCTGCTCAACTTCCGCCAGAGGCAAATGTATGAGCTGGGCAGCGCGGGCGTCGCGGCAGTGAAGGCGCGGCTCGCCGCCGCGCAGGGTCCGGAGGATTCGGCAGCCAAGCCGCTCACCAAACGCTACGCGATCTGGAAGACACGCAAAGGCAAGGGCAATCGCCGCAACCTGACCTTCTCGGGCGACCTGCTGCGCAACTTCCAGGTCCGCACGGTGAGCGAGAACCGCGCCAAGGCAAATGTCTCGACCCGCAAGGACCGGATCAAGGCCTGGGCCAACCAGAAGCGCGAGGCGTGGATGGTGTTCTCGCCGAAGAACAAGGCGGCCGTAGTGGAGGCAGCCCGCAAGATGCTTGATGCCATGAAGTCCCGCCTGCTCGTCGAGGGCGCCTTGGGAGGGAAGCAACGATGATCAATCCTGCGGAATTGGTCGACAACCTGGTCGCACTGCTGCGGGACATCCCGGAACTGGTAGCAGAGATGGGCGGCGATGAGCAGCGCATCTATGCCTACCACGATCAGTATCCGAAGCGCGCGAGCCTCGCGAACGCCATCCACACGGCGCCGTCACCATCGATCATGGCCACATGGCAAGGCACCACGCCGGGCACATTTGGAGGCGTCGATGTCTGGAAGCACCAGGTGACCTTGTACCTGCGCACGCGGGAGACCTTCGACGGCGATCCGCCGACCGCCTACTACCGGCTGTTCCGGCTGATCACCAAGGGAGTGCCGGCCTCAGTTGGGGTGCCGATGGTAAACGCCACTGTGCATCCGTCCTGCTACCCGATGGATCTGCCGCTCATCCAGCGGCAAACCGATGCCGAGGGCCTCGATTACTTTGAGGTGCCACTCACGTTTACGGAGATGGGAGATGAGTGAAACCGTCTGGATGATGCCCCCGCACGGGCAAGGCGAGCCGCGCGAAGTGGAAGCTACGCCGGCTCAGTTGGTGCCGCTGATGATTACGGGCTGGAGCCAGTGCCCGCCACCGGAGAAAGAGACCCATGTCGACGACGAGACTCCAAGAAATTCAAATCTGCTTCGGTAAGGGCAAGCAGACCGACATCGCGACCGCCCAAACCGCCGCCACCATGTGGCAGTTGCGGAAGCTCAACGCCGCGCTGGCCAACCCCAAGCTCAACACTGAGAACGACGCCGAGGAGTATGGGAAGGGTCACGAGTTTCCGACCCAGACCTTCAAGACGTCCTGGGACGTGAGCGGGACGTTGGAGAAATACCTCAGCGCCGAGATCGCGGCCTGGGCCATGGCGTTCGGCTTGGGCAAGGTGGTGAAGTCCGGAACCACGCCGAACTTTACCTACACGTGCACGCCCCTGTTTCCGGCGAACGGCGACGCTGCCGAGCTGCCCTACTTCTCCTTCGTCGAGCAGATCCGCCCGGGCGCCGGTGTGGTTGTGGACCGTACGGCCGTGGGTTGCGTCGTCGAAGGTTGGACCATTTCGGTCGGCAGCGGGCCGGGCCGCGCGAACTCGAAGATTACCGTCGAGTTCGTCGGCTCCGGCAAGGCAACGGAACCCTCCGGCATCACGATGCCGGCTGCGACGCTTGAAAAGCTGCTGCCGTCTGCGTCGTTGGCACTCACCATCAACGGCGTTAACTACGTTTCGAACAAGAACATAGTCTCGCTCGAAACGTCCTGGAAGAACAACGTCCGCCTCGACGGCGGATTCTACCCTGGCTCGGGCTTCCAGGTGCCCGGCGACGGCGCAAGCGGCGCCATCCGTGGCCGCCTCGAGTTCGGCAACCGCCAGGGGACGCTGCGCTTCGTCGCCCGTTTCGAGAACGGCTCCACGGAACTCACGAAGCTCAGGAGCCAGTCCACGGGCACGGCCGTGCTGGCGCTCACCTACGACGCGAACAACTCGCTTGAAATCACCTGGCATAAGGTCTCTTTTGCCTCGGCCGAGGTGGGCGAGACAGACGGCATCGTCACCGTCTCGGTCGAATGCCTGCCGATGTGGGATGAGACCAACGGCATCGTATCGGCCGTGGCCAAGTGCAACGTGGATGGAATCGCTCAGTAAGGAATTGCCATGTTTGACGCAAAGCAACCCATCACCATTCACCTGCGCACGCCCGAAGGCGTGAAGCCTGTTCGCGTGCGCTTCCCGACCGACGAGGAGTGGATCGACCGCCAGAAGAAGCGCAAGGTCATCGTGAAGCAACTGGGGCGCGGTGTCTCGGAGACCACGATCCCGGACTCGGCAGAAGCTGACGCCGCTCTGCTCGCCAAGATCCGCGTGCTGGAGGAGAACGCGCCCGAGGTCGATGCCTTCGAGGCCAGCCGCATCATCGAGCAGTTGAGCCAGGCCGAAGTCGATGACGTGGTCCAGATCGGTGACAGCTTCCGCGTCACGCTGCGGGTTCTTGGCGGCACGGTGGAGCACATTCTGAAGATGCCTTCCGCCAAGGACGCCTTCGAGTACCGCCGCGGCTTCGCGCGCGTGCTCGATCTGCCCTACAACCGGCAAGAGTTGATCATCAATCTTGCCCCGGCGGCTACGCTGTTCAAGAAGCTGCTCGAATCCTCCGAAGGCTACTCAGGCGAGGTGCCGATCATCCACCAGGCCGTCGCGGTCAAAGCCGCCATCGACGCTCTGGACGGCGCCTTCCAGGATACCGGCGACCCAAACTGACAAGCGGGGAGTGGTCTGAACAACCCTCCCTGCGTTTTCTGGTTCACTGGGCGCTGCGCCGCGAGGAACTCTGCGACCCGGGGCTGTGCCCGGATGCGCCCGACGATGGCGGCCGCTGCGACCACTGCCCGCTGGACAAACTGGATGCCGCAGAATCCTCCGAGGCGGGAATGTTGCTGCGGCGCGCGATCGAGCTTCGCGCGGCGCTGAAGTTGGGCCTCCAGATCGGCCTCGATGAAGTCCAGGCCGACGAGTTCGCCGCAATCCAGGTACTGGAAGAAGAACAAACGAAGCACGAGCAAGAGAAACAGGGCATGCCCCGAGCCTGACGTCGACCTTTACGCAGGCCGGCGGACCCGAACGAAACGAATCTCGACCCGTTTGTCTAAGGCGGCCGCAATCCGGCGCAGCATCGCGAGCGAGTGACCTTCATAGTCGGCCTCTTCGAGGCGGGAAATCACCGATGCCGTCGTGCCGATCGTCTTCGCTAATTGGGCTTGCGTCAGACCGGCCTTCTTACGCAATTCGAAGAGCTTGCGGGCGACCTCGTCGTCGGCCCGTGCCTCTTCCAAGGCCATGAGGCGCTCTGGCTGGCCCTTGAAGAACCGCCGGTAAAGGATCTCCACCGCTTCCGTCGTGGGCTTCTTCTTCGAACCCCTTATCCTTGACATTCTTCTCAAGCCTACCCACTGCTATGTCTGTGACGCTCGAACCGGAATCCACTTCACCGATGACGGCGAGAGGGTTCTTTCCGCCCGAGTCCTTCCGCAATCAACGTGGTGACGAGCGTGTTGAGACTGACACCCTCCTGTTGTGCGCGGGACACCAGGCGGGCGTGCAGGGATCGCGGTACCCGTTGCCGCCACTGCCCGCTGGCCGATGTGCCCTGGCTCGGCTTGGGAATCGGATCTCCAAACTCTTGCATTGTCACGAGTGCGGCCGCGAGCGCATCCTGGCCGTTGCGGATCGCCTCTTCCGGAGTCTCGCCATCGGAGATGACGCCAGGAAAGTCCGGGAACTCCACCAAATATCCGCCTCCTTCTTCTTTGGAGAGCGGACGGACGAGAAACGGATACCGATCCAGGGGGAGTCTCTTCTTCATGGCTTGCCCTCCACAAGGTCAATCAGCGCCACGAATCGCCGGATGTAAACCGGCTTGATCGGGCGAGCGCTGGGAACCGTAAGCAGACCCGCCACGGGGTGGCGGAATACAACGTGGCTCGTGCCGTGCTGGCGATAGTCGATGGAGAATCTGTCCGCAACCACTTTCAGATCCTCAATCCGCCAGTCCCGCGGGTTGGTCCGCATCCGCTGAAGGATCTTGGCGGCATTGCTCACACTCTGATGGTACCAGCAGCGGTACCACTACACAAGACCATTTGCCCCGATCATGGCCGATAACAGGCTCGAACTCGTCGTTGAAGTCGACACCAACCGGGCCAATGCGTCCATCAAGAGCGTCAACGCGAGCCTGTCCAGCATGGAAGCCTCGGCGGTGAAGACCGCCCGAGGCACGGCGCAGGGAATCGACGGCATGACCGCGGCCATGGTGAAGGGTGCGACAGCTGGAAATCTGCTGGCCGACGCCATCAAGAGCGCCCTCGCCTGGGCCAAGGAGTTCACCGTCGGCTCCGTCATGATGGCCGCCGAGAATGCCAAAGCCGAAGCATCGCTCAAGGCGCTGGCCAACGCGCACGGCGTGGGCGCGGCTGCGGCCACCAGGCAGGTCTCAGCGATCGAAGAGATCGGCTTCGAGTACACCGAGGCCGCGCACGCCGTGCAGAGACTAATCGTGGCCGACCTGGAGCTGTCGAAGGCGCAAGGCTTGGCGAAACTCGCCAAGGACGCGGCGGCGGTCCAGAACATCGCCGCTGGCGAGGCCCTCGAATCCATCGTGATGGCCATCGAGTCCGGCACCTCGCGCGGCCTGCGCACGCTGGGGCTGTTCGTCGACTTCCAGAAGGAAGCTCAGATCGCGCAGCTTCAACTTGGCCGCGCGCTGACCGAGACCGAGGAGAAGCAGCTCCGCTACAACGCGGTCATCCGCGAAGGTGCGAAGATCCAGGGCGCGCACGCGGCAGCCTCACAGACGGTCGAGGGACAATTGGGCGCGCTGCGCCGCGAGTTCAACAACTTGCGCGAGGACATCGGAGCCCAGTTCCAGGATGGCTTCAAGGCATTGATCGGCAACCTGCGCGGTCTGGTCGCCTGGCTCCGGGAAAACACAGATCTGCTCAAGAAGTTTGGTGAGGTCGCGCTGTGGGTGTCGGGCATTTTGGCGACTTACGCCCTGGCCGACAAGATCATGGCGCTGGCGAAGTCGATCGCGGCGCTCCAACTCGCGAGCATCAACCCGTACGCTTTGCTCGCTGTGGGCGTGGTGGGTGCGGGCTTCGCCATCTACTCGCAGTGGAAGGACACCCAGGATCAGCTACAGGCCCGTTTCGATGAGATGCAGCGGAAGGCGCTGCGCGAGGACCTCTTCAGCGGGCGGACGAGCGTCGATGCCCTGCGCAAACAGGGGATGACCGACGACCAGATCCGCGAACTCGTCATGGGCAAGCGGTGGCTCCCTGGAGAGCAGGCCTTCGAGTACGAAGGCCCGAAACTGGCCATCAAGACGGCACCGGAGCCCGACCTCGAAGCACTGAAGCGGGCGGCCGAGATCCGGAAGCGCCAGTTGGAAGTGGAGCGGGAGAGCGCACGTGCGCTCGAAGAAGCGCGGCGGCGCGGGCTGACAGGATTCGCGCGGGACGTGGCCGAGGTACAGGAGCAGACTCGAAAGTGGACGACGTATGTTGACGAGCGCGGCAACGAGCAGCGCATCGCGCTGACCCAAAAGGCGTGGGAGAACGTCATCGGCGAACTTCGCGTGCGCCTGGCGAACTGGCAGAAGGAAGTCCAGGAGACCGACGGCAAGAACCTCGCCGAGTATCTGGCCGCGGAAGAAGAGGCCGCGCGGCGGCGCCTCGAGATCGAGTCGCACCTGTTCAGCCAGCGGCTGGCCTATAACGAGGAGGTTTCGAAGCGCAACCTCGATCACCTGGAGCAGATGCTCGGGATTGAAGAGCAGCGCGCCGGGATCGCGCACGAGGCCCAACTGCGGGCTCTTGATGCTACGAACGCCCAGACTCTGGAACAGAAGGTCGCCGTCGAGCAGCGCAAGGCTGCGATCGAGATCGAGTACCTCACCCGGGTCCACGAGATCCGCATGCGGCTGTTTGATCTGGAAAGCTCGCGGATGGTGATCGAGGAAGAGGCGCAACTCAAGCGGCTCGGCTACCGGGCCGATGAGATCCAGGCGCGCATTTCTGAGCTCACCACGCAGCGGGACGAGATCCGGCGGTTCCAGCAGGAGGCCACGGACGCCGCGATCCAGGGCGCGCGTGAGACGGCGGCGATTCGTCAGGCGCAACTGATCCGTGACCATAATGAGCGCATCTTCGATTCCTTCAGGCGCCAGGCCGAGGGTGTCTTCGACGCGCTGCTCACCAAGTCGCAGTCCATCTGGTCCGCGATTGGCAACTCGCTCAAGACCGCCTTGCTGACCGCCATCAAGGACGTGGTCACTTCGCGCGTGGCTGCGATGCTGATGCAGTTGTTTACCGGCACGCGGGTCTCGCTGGCCGGTGGAGGCGCCTCCGGCGGGGGCACGCTCGGCAGGCTCGGCGGACTGCTCGGTATCGGCGCAGCGCCGGTCTTCGGAGGAGGCAGTGGCGGCGGCAGTCCCATTCCGGGCGGCGCGGCCGGAGGGTGGGGCACGCCTCCCTTCATCCCTGCGAGCAGCGGCAGCGGTTGGAGTGGCCTGCTCGGTGGCTGGAAGGATTTTCTCGGCTTCGGCGGCGGTGTCCAGTATGCGCCTGGGAAGGCCGTGACGTGGGAAGCGGCCACGATGGGCCAGAAGCTCTCGGCTCTCGGACGGTCCAATGCCGCGCTACTCGGTGGCGCGACGCTCGCGATGATGGGCCTCCAGCGCGGCGGCGTCTCCGGCCTCGCCATGACCACGGCCGGCGGCGCGATGATCGGCTTCAAGTATGGCGGTCCTCTGGGCGCGGCGATCGGCGCTGGGGTCGGAGCGCTCGCTGGGCTGGTGCGGCTGTTCGTCAAAGGCGCCGAGGAGAAGGCGCGCGAGAAGATCAAGGCCACCTACGGCATCGACATCCGCGACAAAGGCGTGCTGAGGCAGATCGTCGACATCGCCAAGCAAGCCTTTGGCGGCAATCTTGACATGGCCATTCGCAGCCAACAGATCCGCGATCTGGTCGAACTGTACGCACTGTCGACGGGCCAGAGCACTTCCGGACTCCCGGCCACCGTGCGCCCAGTGTCGTTGCTCCAGCAAGGCGGGAGTCTCTTCCAGTCGAGTTCTGGGGGCCTGACGCTGGACCGTATCGGCAGCGGCGCGCCGTCGTCCGCGGCGGGGCCCACGGTGATCAACATCACGGTGCCCGGAGCGAAGGAGTTCTTCGAGAAGGAAACGGTGCGCGTAGTGGTTGAGAATCCGCGCGCCGTGCAATCGGCGGCGATGACGGCGACCAAAGCCAGCGCCGGCCGCAGGGAGATGACCGGGCTGCAACTGAGTCCAGGGTTGATCCTGTCATGACGCGAGCGGAACTGATCGAGAAAATCGCGCGGGCGATCGCCGAGATGGAGGGTTTCTACGCCACTACCGCGAAGTCAACCCTTGCCCAGAGGAATGCAAACCCAGGCAACATCCGGCAGTGGCGCGACGCGCGCGGCCGGCCGTATCCCACTCATCGCGGTTACGTGGACTTCGTCGCGTGGGCGTCCGAGCGGTTTCCCGGCGCCTCGCGCGAGGAGATGAGCCAACGAGCGATCGAGGAAGGCTGGCGCATCCTGCGCGTGCTCGTGGGACAGTACCTGGATGGGAAGTATACGCAGGGCAAGCCGCCGACCGCGGAGGAGATGTTCCGGGTGTATGCGCCCTCGGCGGATGGCAACTATCCCGCCAACTACGCCCGATTCGTCGCCCGCAAGATCGGCGCGCGCCCAGAACAAAGACTCCTCGACCTGGTAACCGCCTGATGCCCGGTTCCGTTCAGAATGCCGCGCCGCTCACCGTGCTGCCGGCAAGCCTCTCGCGCGCCTTCGTCCACGAACGCGAGTACCCGTCGCTTGATAACGAGTACCGCAACGGCGAATCGCAGAGGTCGGTCCAGGCGACCAACAGCCGCAAGCGCTGGCGGCTGGCCAAGCGGCTGACTCCGGCGCAACTCGCGGCGCTGCGCGACTTCTACGACGCCCGCAAGGGCCCAACCGAGCCGTTCTACTTCTACGACCCGTATGAGACCAGCCCAAAGTTTACGCACGACCCGACAGGCCAGGCTGTTGTGGGTAGGCACACTGTGCGCTTCGCTGGTCCGTGGGAACAGAGTACTTCGCTCGCGCGCGCCGATCTGACGCTGGAGCTGATCGAACTTGCCTGACTACATCGGCAACATCCCGGTACCCGACATCGCACCGAGCGGCGTGTTCCCGCTCGTGCCCGATTATCCGCTCGAGGTACGCCGGGACCACGAGGTCGTGGTGCATCAATTCGGCAGCGGCAATGCAAAGGTCGAGCAGCGCGTCCTCCTCGGAACCGGCGCTCGCCGCTTCACCATTCGCAAGCAGTGGCTGCGCGACGCCGAGCGCATCGCCCTGCGTAACTTCTGGGAGATGAAGTACGGTCCCTACGGCGCGTTCACTTACAACGCCCCGAGCGAAAGCGGCGCCGGGACCACGCCGGTCACCAGCCGCTTCACCAATGAGCCGCTCTCCTGGGAGATGGTCGCCGACTGGGCCTGCTCGCTCGGCGTGACGCTCATTGAAATTCCGCAGACCAGCCCCTCATATCCGCTGAACCAGACTGTCCAGCGCTTCCCGCCCGCCGCGCTCCAGACTGCGCTGCTTTCGCAGGTTCAAGAGATCATTCCGCTCATCCGCATCCAGCCGCTCGAGACCGGCTACCCCGCAATCTACGTCTCCGACCGGCGCTGCACTATCGGCGGCCAACTCTACCAGGCGCGCCTCGTCGAGTTCGACGGCATCTCGCAATCCATCGGCAACGAGTCCGACGAGGCCCAGTTCACCTTCGGCAACGCCGACCGCGTGATGCGCGACCTGGCCAACGACGTCGACCTCTTCCGGGCCGAGATTGCCTTCAGCCTGTTCCACGTCGGAACTGGGATCAAGCTCGATCTCTGGAAGGGCAATATCGTCAATTGGACCTGCGACGCCGGGCCTGAGTTCCGAGTGACCGCCGCTGATGGCCTTTACGAACTGAACCTGCCCTATCCCACGCGCAAGATCTCCCGCACCTGCTGGAAGCGTTTCAACGACGGCCAGGCCTGCCCGTTCGACTCGCAGGGCGCGCTCGATCTGGTCCACTTCCCCGAGGCCGATCCCACACGCTGCGACAAGGGCTTCGACACGCCCAACGGCTGCCGCGCGCACGGCATGTACGACTACTACGGCGGCATCATGGCCAGGCCGCAGGGCCTGCGCATCAAGGACAACTCGACCGGCGTCTGGGGCTTCGGCCGCTCGACGCTCACCTCGGTCTCGCTGGTCGCCGACTCGATCTACGCCCAGGTCCTGTCGGAGATCTACACGGACTCGCCGATGCCCGTGAACGCCAAGATCGCCTCGGGCCGCGACGAAAGCGATTTCTACGCTGCCTTGGGGCTAGTGGGCGAAGGGCCGCTGGGCGCTTACGGCACGGGCCACAAGCTCGACGGGCAGTACCATCACGGCTATCCTGGTTGGCTCGGGTTGATGACCAGCCTGGGGCCTGATCCGAACCCAACGACCTTCGGCATGGACACGGACGCTGGCCCGGAACGCGCGGCCGGCACGGCGTTCCTCATGATCCGGCGTTCGGATGCCAAAGGATTGCAGCTTTCACGCCTGAGCGAACACGCGATGGAAGCCGTCGTCGCCCAGGGCCTCGGCGGTTGGGTGTGGACCTCACCCGGCGTGCGGGTCTTCTCACCCGCACTGACCAACCCCATCTGGATCGCCGTCAACATGCTCCTGCGCGCCCGAGGTCTGCGCCTCGGCGCGGGCGCGTCGACCGAACAACTCGACTTCGCAGAAACGCTGTTCGATGTCGATGCGGCCATCGCGGCGGCATCGATCTGCGACGAGCAGGTTTCAAAACTGGTCGGCGCGGGTACGGAGACCCAGTTCAAGTTCCGTGGCGTGCTCCAGGAGGAGAAGCCGCTGCGCGACTGGCTCCAGGAAGTTTTGATGAACTGCCTGGGCTACTACACCTTCGCGAACGGCAAGCTCAAGCTCGGCGTCCGCGTGAACTCCTCGGCGGTCGAGGCCTTCACGGAGGGCAACATCCTGTTCCGTAGCCTTCAGCTCGCTCCGCTGAAACCCTCGTTCAATCACCTGACGGCGAACTTCGCCGACGAGGACTTCGAGTTCGTCGCCAACTCGATCTCGCTTTACGACATCGACCACGCCACATTGATCGGTGGCGGCGCTGGGTCACTGTTTCTGAAGTCAACGGTGAATCTGTCGGGCACAGCGTCGAAGTCCCAGGCCGCCCGGATCATCACCGTCCGCCTGCGAGAGGAGTTGGGCGGCATCACCCCGGAAGAATGGAAGAAGGCGCGCCAGATCGGCTTCCGCACGACCGTGCTTGCGCTGAACACGGAGCCCGGCATGGTGTGCTCGATGACGCATCCCGACATGCCTGGGGGCGCGGGCGAGTTCCGCGTGACCGGCTGGCGGCTGAACCGCGACTACTCGATCGACATCCAGGGCCGCACGACGACAGACTCGATGTACGACCTGGTCGCCGGCCCGAAGCCCGCCGACGTTGTGCCCGAGCCGCCCGCCGAAGAAGTGCTCATCGACACGGGTGTCCCCGGCGTGCTGACCGGCGTTCCTCGCCTCGGCGACTACGGCACCTTCGCCATCGACGACATGTCGGTTGCACCCGACGCCTCCGGCAACTCGAACATCGTCGGCGCGCACGAGATCACGCTGGCGCTCTACTACGTGGACGAGCTCGCCACCGATCTCTGGGCTTCCACCGACGCCGCCATCGACGCCGCGACCGACCCCGTCACCGTGGTCTGCACCGTCAATCCCGATACGCAACGGGTCTTCCGGGTGGGCGACTTCGTCGTCTTCAACGATGAGTCGGCCGACCCTGCGAACCCTGGCCGGCGGTCGTATGAGTGCGCTCAGATCATCGGTCCCGGCGCACCGGGTGACGTTGTGCCGAGCGGCGAGTTTCATCTGCAACGCGCCTACCCAGGCGTACCCGAAGGCCAGGCGACCTTCAGCACCCTGCGCTGCGCGCATCTTGCCGGCATCCGCTTCTACAAGCTCGACCAGAAGACCTTCACTTTCAGCGTCCGCAAAGGATTCTTCCGCACGCCGGACCTGCCCGCGCGGATTGAGGCGAAGCTGCCGAGCGCTTGCATCGTGGCGGCGCTGGCGGGCGTGGCAAACCACTTCGGTTACGGACCGTTCACCGTCTTCCCGTTGTCGCGCCACAGCGAGCCCTACATGCCGGGCCTGCGCACCTGCAACGGCGGCGCGTACACCTTTCAGGTCCCCGGCCCGCTCACGGTGCAAGAGAACGTCGTCATTCCGATGAAGGTGCAGGACGCCGCTTCGATCCGCTGCGTCTACGCCTATCTTCAGCGCGGTACGACGGACGGCCAGTCGGCGTTCCTGGTGAAGATCAGCCGCGACGGAGGCGCGACGTGGGAACCGCTTGAGTACATGGGCATCACGCAGGCTCTGCCCGACCCCTACAAGACCACCTACGACTTCCTGGTGAACAATGAGGGCTACGGCCTGCCCGCCACGCGCCGCCTGCCGTATGCCGACTACGGCCTGGTACTGATCTCGGCGGTGACCGCCGGGCCCGATCCGCAGACCTTCCAGACGGCTTCCTACGGTGCAAACCGACTCGGCCTCGTTGCCGGCGCCTTCGTCTTCCTGGATCCCGGCGGCGCGAATGAAGAGTACGTCCGCCTGATCAGCGTCGATCCAGACAATCAGACGTTCGAAGCGATCGTGACCAAAGACCACGCCGCGGGCGAGCGCATCCGGCCCACGATCTGGCCGACGCCAGTGCTCTACGAGGGCGACGACTTGGCGTTCGACATCCTGGCCGTCGCCTCGCCGGATGCGGGGGCGGACTTGACGGTCGTGATTCAGACTTAGCTCACGCTAGACAGATCCCAACCGGAGACTTCAATCAAACAAGATCGACATCCAGTGCGCCTGGCGCAATGGGGTGCGTCTCCGGTCGCCGCG